TACACAATTTGTACAGCAGGTTAGAAGCGCAGAACAATCTCAAAGTAAAGAAGTTAAAATGTCTTTACCACAGGCTAGGATGCTTAGTTTAGCACTTGCTGAAATGATGGATAAAATGAATCAAGACTACGAAATTATGTTTAATGCTCTTAAACGTAGTGTAGATACTGAAATTGTATCTGTAGAGATGGACGGTGGTGGGTTTGAACTTCCTAAATAAGGATAAATATATGCGTATATTACTGAGGTATGCATATAATGAGTCGACCAAAACCTAAAGTACTATTAGAGTACACAAATAAAAAAACTTATAAAGCTGAACAAGTTTTAGAAGCTGAAGCCATTTGGGCGGTCTTCTATAAAAATGAACCTTTTAATTTAAAGTCATTTAACAGCCTCACAAGTTATCCAGGTCCTAAATATAAAAAGACTAGCTTCTCTAATCCCGGCCACGCTGTAAATCTTGCTAAGAAATTAAATCTAACATTTGGTACTGAAAATTTCCAAGTTGTTAAGTTAACATCTGGCACCATTGTAAAATGATAACTAGAGATTTGCTAACTAAAATATTCCTACAACAGTGGGGTAAGAGTGTAGATGAAACTAATGTAAATCTATATTCACATAAATGGTGGCAATCAAATCGAGTAAACAAACAAACTGCCTTTCGCCTTAGTGAAGAAGGGTATATGTTTTTGACGGGCGAATTGGAATTGAAGGAATATGAAATTCCATTTACTGAGCCAATTGAACTTAGTCCCCAAACAATTATCTTTTTGGAAAGATATATTGACTGTCCATATCTGTTAACTAATCAAAGCATTACTGTTTTTTCGGAAAAAAAGAGTTTTGAGCTAATGTTGTTTTCCGACGACATTAGAAAGTTTGGCTTAATTAAAGCTATGAATGAGCGACAAAAAGAAATAGATTCTGAAAATAACACTTGACACTTCCTCGGGGTAGCTGTATAATAGCTACATAAAGTAAATTTTTAACCCCGCAAACTTTAAGGAAATGTAAAATGGCAGCAGAAATTATTAGCCGCACAGTTGGCCCAAAAAATGCTAAAAAGTCTCTACGTAAGGCTTTTAAAAACAAGCGTCCAATCTTCCTGTGGGGTCCTCCAGGTATTGGCAAGTCTGATATTATTAAACAACTAGGTGAGGAACTTGAAGCTCACGTAATTGATGTTCGTTTGAGTCTTTGGGAACCCACTGACATTAAAGGTATTCCGTACTTTGACTCAAATACTGGTACAATGGTTTGGGCTCCTCCCAGCGAATTGCCTAGCAAAGAATTTGCTAAAAACCATAAACAGATTATCCTGTTCATGGATGAAATGAATAGTGCGGCTCCTAGCGTACAGGCTGCGGCTTATCAGCTAGTGTTGAATCGTAAAGTTGGTACGTATGAACTGCCAGATAACGTTGTAATGGTTGCCGCTGGGAATCGTGAAACTGACAAGGGTGTTACTTATCGTATGCCTGCTCCGTTGGCTAACCGCTTTGTCCACTTGGAGATGACTGTTGAATGGGAAGACTGGAACGAGTGGGCTGTACTTAATAAGATTCATAAGGACGTAGTTGGCTTTTTGACTTTTAGCAAAAAAGACCTGTACGACTTTGAACCTAAATCTAGCTCACGTGCGTTTGCTACTCCACGTAGTTGGTCTTTTGTTAGCGAACTTCTAGTAGATGACGACACTGATGCTGATACCCTAACTGATCTAACTTCGGGTTCAATCGGCGAAGGCCTTGCTATTAAGTTTATGGCACATCGTAAACACGCAAGTAAAATGCCTAATCCTACAGACATTCTAAGCGGAAAGGTTAAAACAATGGACTCAAAAGAGATCTCAGCTATGTATTCTCTTACAGTAGCATTGTGTTACGAGCTTAAAGATAGTTGCGACAAAGGTGCTAAAGATTGGAACAAACAAGTTAATAACTTCTTTGAATTCATTATGAAAAACTTTGAAACAGAATTGGTTATTATGGGTACTAAATTGGCATTGAGTACATACAAACTGCCGCTGGATCCAGATGAAATCGAGTGCTTTGATGCGTTCCACGCTAAATTTGGTAAGTACATTGCGGCGGCTACTGAAAAAGAAAGTCGTTAATAGGTTTCAAAACCAATTGACAGGACCTTCGGGTCCTGTTATAATATATACATATAGCAAATAATAGGAGTAGATATGTCGCACAATGACCCAATTATTGATAAAATTATTGTAGCCCGGGTAGGGTTGCTACTTCGCCATCCGTTCTTTGGCAACATGGCTACCCGCTTAAAAATTGAAGAAGGCTCTGATTGGATGGGCACTGCCGCAACAGACGGACGAACCATTTATTTTAATCGAGAATTTTTTACGCCATTAACTACCAAGCAAGTAGAGTTTGTTATTGCTCACGAAATCCTTCATAATGTATTTGACCATATGGGTCGTAAAGAAGGGCGCAATGCTAAGATTTTTAACATTGCCGCTGACTATTGTGTAAACGGACAATTAGTTCGTGACCATATTGGTGACCACCAAATTAAAGGTATTACAATCTTTCATGACCCTAAGTATTACGGCATGGGTGCTGAAGAAGTATACGACCAAATTTTTGATGAGATGGACGAGAAAGAATTAGATGCTATCGGACAGTTACTAGACGACCACATTGACTGGGGTGAAGACGGCGGTGGCAAAGATGGACAAAATAAACCATCGTATACTAAAGACGAGCTTAAACAAATTCGTGATGAAATCCGTGAGGCAACTATGCAAGCGGCACAGGCAGCGGGTGCTGGAAATACCCCCGCAAGTGTACAGCGGATGATTAAAGAGCTTACTGAGCCTAAGATGAATTGGCGTGAAATTCTGCGTCAACAAATTCAAAGTACTATTAAAAACGATTATAGCTTTATGCGTCCTAACCGCAAAGGCTGGCACATGAGTGCTATTCTTCCAGGAACTCAATTCCAAGAAACAATTGATATCTGCGTGTCAATTGACATGTCTGGCTCTATTGGCGACGAGCAAGCAAAAGATTTCCTAACAGAAATTAAAGGCATTATGGAAGAGTATAAAGACTTTAAAATTAAAGTTTGGTGCTTTGATACTAAGGTGTATAACGAAGCAGACTTTGATGGCTACACCATGGATGAGTTTGACGACTATGAAGTTATGGGTGGCGGCGGCACTGAGTTCGATGCTAACTGGGATTACATGAAAGAGCACGATATTAATCCTAAAAAGTTTATCATGTTTACTGATGGATATCCATGGAGCTCATGGGGTGACGAAACGTACTGCGATACAATTTTTATTATTCATGGAAATAATACAATTGTGCCGCCTTGGGGCGAATACGCTTACTACGAAGAAGTTAAGGAAATGGCGTAAATGGCTTTAAAGAATGGCAAGCCTAACCCTTTAAATTATTTTGATATTCGGAGGGTTGAGTTTGCCGCTCCCCATTTTAAATACACTGTAATAGAAAAACATACACCTACATTTATTAAACTAGTTAATCAGTGGATAACGCATAACCTAAATAATAGGTATTACATTGGACAAGATCTAACTTTAGACTATACAAACACAATTGTATATACTACAAGAATCGGTTTTGAAAGTGAAAAAGAACTTAGTTTCTTCACAATTGCCTGTCCACATTTACAATCGAGATAAATTATATACACACTTAATTTAAGGAGATACCATGACCGATCAAGTGGAAACAAGTAAAGAAGCAACAACCGAACAACCGCAAGAAAATGCGGCTGAACTTAATATTAACGATCTTAACGCAATGAAAGTTATTATCGATATTGCTAGCTCACGCGGCGCATTTAAACCAAACGAAATGGCTGTTGTAGGTCAAACATATAACAAGCTAACAACATTCTTAGATCAAGTTGCTAAACAAGCAGAAGCATCTAAACAAGGAGCCTAATATGGCACAATCATTAAAACACGTAGGTAGAATTAAAGCAACAAATAAAAAAGTACTAGTTGCGTATAGAACTCTACCAGGTGACGCATATAGCGCACTAGTTGTAGCAACCGAAAGCTTAGATGATCAATATCATAATGCGCTTATTAATTTGGTTGAAAGCGCAACCGCTCAAGAAGCATATGAGTTTGCCGAGGCATTAGACCGTACACAATTTCCAGACGGCAGTCGTATGTTGCCGAGTCTACATTCAAAAGGCCGTCTAATTAAAATTGGTACTGACCAAATTGAAATGACACCGTCGATTGGTGTGTCTATTTTACTTTCTGAATTAAATCAGATCATTGCCGAACAACGCGGTATTGCTGTAGACGGATTATCAATTGCTCCAGGATCAGGTGATACTGCTACAGTAGCACCTGTTAAACAACCAATTGCTAGTGCTCCTGATGTTGCTAAGCCAGTAGTTGCGCCAGCAGGTACCCCAGATGATCAAGCTAAATTTTATCGTTCACAAGCTGATAAGTTAGCTAAAGAAGCTGCCGCCATGCGCCGTTTGGCTGAGGAGTTGGTTCCGACCAAAAAAGTTAAGTGATGACTGCGGGAAGAATTCTTCCCAAAGAAGTCATCGAGCATTGGCCAGAAGTATTTGGAGAGGTAAAACTCAATGTGTTACCCCTTAGGTATCTCCATGCGGTACTGGTTAATTTTAAAGATGGCAAGACTTGGGAAATAAAAGTTACAGCTAAAACAAAAAAAGATGGATGGGAATCTTTTGAAAAGTCGTTGTCAGAATTATTTAAGGCATACGAAAAACGTATTGATAATATTGATTTTAAACTCGATACTATTAAAGTTAAAAAAGATATAGAAAAGTCTACTGAAAAATTTTTAAAAAATAAAAAACTATGAATGTTAAGCTCTTATCATATTCACAACCAACAGAAGAATTTAAAAATTTAGGGCTAGCTGATGCGCAGGAACTCATTGCGTATTGCGCCCGAGTGTCCAATCCAAGCAATCAACTCAACACAGAAACAAGTGAAAAATTAATCAAGTATTTGGTCAAACACCAACATTGGTCACCACTTGAAATGGTGTCTGCTTGTATAGAAATTACTACAACACGTGATATTGCTCGTCAGATTTTACGTCATCGTAGTTTTAGTTTCCAAGAGTTTAGTCAACGATATGCTGACCCAACAAAGGATCTCAATTTTGTTACAAGAGAAGCTAGACTTCAAGACCCAAAGAACAGACAGAATAGTGTTGACGTTGATGATCAACTGTTACAAAATGAATGGTACAGAGCTCAACAACGAGTCATATATGCCGCTAAAAGAGAATATGATTGGGCTATTGCTAATGGCATAGCTAAAGAACAAGCCCGAGCGGTATTACCCGAAGGGCTTATTGAAAGTCGTTTATATATGAATGGCACTCTACGTAGCTGGATTCACTTTATTGAACTACGTAGTGCTAACGGCACACAAAAAGAACATCAGGAAGTTGCTGTTGCGTGTGCCAAAGTTATTGCTGACATTTTTCCAATGGCTACTGGACTAGTTTCAAACTGAATTTGTAACCACTCAAAGTCATTAATTAAGGACAATGCCGGTATATTGCCGGCATTTTCTTGACCGTACTCTTTGCCGGCGAGTGCGCCTGCGTAGGCATAAAATCCGTATGCCGCTGACTCGTTTAATATACACCACGCATTTAATCGATCTTCAGTTTCACTACTCACTTGTCCGTCAATTACCTTACTTGACAACTTAACACATTCTCTAAATGCTGATTTCCAAGTATTAAACGGATCTGTATTAAATGCTGTTATGTTCGATATTGTCGGCATAGCTTTAAATTTAGAACTAATACTAGTAGTCATGTCAGCAGTAGTTGTAGACATGTTCATTGTTAGCTCACGGGGTAATAATTTTACGCCACCGTAGCCGTATACTAGGTCGTTAATAGGATTTTTACTTTGCCATACGTGTACAATGTTTCTAAGCATTTTTCTACTTTGTACATTATAAAATGGGATATATTCAAATTCAAAATTAAATGTGTCTTCAATTATTGCGTCAGCATCTACTACCCAAAACATTTCTGTTGTTGCTAATTTGGCTGCTTCAATATGTGCTTGATGAATACCTTTTACTCCGTGGACCCGTAACGCTCTTGGAAATCTTTCTAATAATCTAGCATAATTTTCGTCTGCCGTTAATTCGTTATATGAAATAAAAACCATGTCAAACGGCTTGGGCACAGATGCTACTACTTCCCATTCTTTTTTATTTGCTATAAATCTGTTAGTAAATTCACGTTCAGTGATTACAGAATGTTTACTATATAATGTAACACCGTCAAAATGTTTCCCGTTTAAAAATACGTGATTAGTATTTCGATCATAAGTAAATTCTTCATCTTTTTGACTAAAATATAAATCAAATTTAAAATCATATACAGGAATAACATTACTGGGAATATTCCAAAACAGTTCTGTAGTTGACTGTGACACTGCTGTTAAATATTCTTTGTATGTGGTCAGTTTAAAACGATCATATAATTTTGGACCGCTAGCAACAATATCCCATTCTTTACGTTGAATTGGAAAACGGTATTCCACTTCTCTTTTACTTAATGGTTTATTTTTAGAAAGTAAAAATACACCATCAAATGTATCTTTTCCCTGTTCTCTATGTATGAACGCATGATTTTCATTTCGATCATAATCATATTTTCCGTCTAACGGATCAAACAATAAATCAAATTTAAAATTATCAGCAATTGTCATATTGCTTGAGGTCATCCAAAACATGTCAGTTGTACAGGAATCCATTGCGTTTAAATAATCTTGATGTGTATCTATACAAAATATTTCGTATTTTCTAGTAACAGTAGCTTGAGTGTCTATTTCTTTTTTATTGTTAATAATGTAACGATAGGCAAATTCTCGTTTTGAAATGTTAATTTCTTTTGAAGCTACACATATTCCAGTGTGAATAAAAGCATTATCGTGCTTGAAGACATGAACGTACTGCTGATCCCATTCTGGTATAACATAATCAAATGTAAACGATGGCAATATTTCTACATCGTACCACACTATCCAAAATAATTTTGTAAAAGATTTTGATTTTGCTTCGTCATAGGTTGTTGCTTGTTTAGCTAACGGATATAATAACTTAAACTGTTTATATCGAGATACACTAGCATTGCTACCGTTTGTAATAAAAATTATATCATACATTATCGTTTTCTTATTCTGCGAGGAGTATTATTGTACACTGTTTTAAAAAACTTACTACCTTCAACACCTAAGGTTGCTATTTCTAATCCACATTCATATTTTAATGTTTCACCTATTCCCATAATCTCATACGGCAACATTTCTTCTGTTATCTTACTATATGTGTTTTCCCACTGTGATGTCAACCATTCAAAGTCTCGAACATTAGCATAATCCCAGTCAGAGCAATTAGTTAAGTACGCACCCTCTCTTGCTCCATACATTGACCATAACCCATTTTCAACATCTTCACCAACATTACACCATATTAATAATCGATCATAATTTTGCCACCAAACTGATTTAAGGTCTTTTACTCTAGCACCTTGGTCTAATGACATTTTTACACCTTCGCGAAAACCTGCTCTCCATGCTTGAAACGGACTTGCGTTAGTATAGCTTTCACTGTAGTTGTCATTAAATTGATAATACCGATCATCAAAACAAAACTCCACTAATCCCTTAGTGTCGGCTGGGTCGCTGTTTTCGTGAGTTTTCATTTCATTAACAAATTTACGTGTCCATAATTTTAGGCCACCATTGCCATAACGTAATCCGTTTACATGAACACTTCCGCACCAACTGAATACGTGGTCTGAGGTTAGTTTTAATTCGTCTAAATCTATCTCAACATTAAAAAACGCTGGATCTACAATATTGTCAGCATCAACTGTAACAAAATACTCTGTTTCACTTAGGGCGGCGCAGGCCTTGTGTGCGGCATCGCTGCCTTTAACTCCATGTACACGCTTGGCCCAGGGCAATTTATTACATAAATCTGCGTAATTTTTTTCAGCGTTAGGTTCGTCATAGCTGAGAAATATAACATCTTGTTCAATAATTTTAATCTTGCTCATACTTTAAAATTCCATAAGATTCAAAGAATCGTCGGGTACTAACAGCTATATTATAATAATCTTGTTCTGATAATGAAATCCAAGGAATTTCAATTGCCGTAGTGTTAGATATGTCTAACATGTCTATACTAATTGTTCTAATTAAAAAATTTGGATTATTGTTAAATGTGATGAAAAATAATAGTTGAGCCGTTAACCCAATTTGCTTAATTTGTTCTCTAGATGATTCATTAAGAGAAAATCCCCAGCATTTATTAACAGCATTCCACGTAACTGTTAAGGTAGTGTTATCGGTTGCTACTTCAGTTATTTTTGACAACCAGTGAGTATTAGCACTAATTGATTCGGACGGTTTAACAATAACCGGTGTATCTTTATCGATCAACGACACTATATATTCAGAAAAATTTTCCTTGCCAACTAGGAATTTTTCAATTCGATTATATTCTACTTTGATAAAATTAAGAGTACTATTTTCTCGTTTTTCATTTGTAATGGCATCTATTTTACCGCCTTCAACAAAATACACATAGTATAAGTTGTCAATAATTCCAGAAATAGATGCTAGTTGGTCGTCGGTGAGATATTCTATTTCATCAGTCATAAATTTTTTGCCCTTCTAATTTTACTATCATTTTATCTGTTAGAAAATCTTTTTCTACATAATGAAACAAAAACTCTTGACGATAATTACCAACCAGCATAACTCCGTTTTCAAAATTAAAAGAAACAACATTTTGCCATGATGTAGGGACTGGATTCCATCCTTGTATTGCCGCTTTCATATGGATAAACTCAAGAGGCGAACAAGGATCAATTACCTGCTCTTCTATCCCCATAATGTTAATTGCTATAGCAGTTGCTAGATCAATACTAAGCCATTTTTGCGGACTAGTTAGGGTAACTATTTTTGAACAATATTCCCAATTTTTAACAACAAATTCTAATACTTTAAAAAACTCAAGTGCTAAATCTGATTTTTTAAAATAAAATAATGCTACATACGGATTAGATAATTTATTATTGATAAATGTTTTTCTATGAACATAGTCTGTTTTTACAATTTCATTTTTATAATTTTTAATAGTTGAACAAAATTTAAGATCACTGTTACTACAGTAGTCCCACCAACTGCTTATATCATCTAAAAATAACATATCAGTGTCTAACACAATAGTTTCTTCATACGGCGACACATGGAATATCTTCCATCGATTTTCAATCTTCCAAGTTGGGTTAGTAGCAAGGTCGTCCCATGGAATTTCTATTATTTTATCAAACACATGTTTGTAGTGTAAAGGCACTGGATCGTTAGTAACTAGCGATATCTTAGTTACTGTTTTTTGCGTATTCTTAATACTAAGAGCAAGCGCATACGCTTGTTTTACGTAATCAATTGTTTTAGTATTCTGAGCAAGTACAACAAATCCTTTAGACACCTTGGCCTCCTTCGACTACTCTAAGTAGGCTAGATTTATTCATTACATGAACATCTAAACCAGTAGTTTTGACTAGCGTGTACTCTCCACGGTACCCTTCTTTTTCAACTAAGAATTGCATTTTATCTTCTGCTATTCTTACTAACAAATCTCGATCTAAAATATACGTCATACTCCCTGGAAGCGCGGTCGCAAACTCTCCAGTAGTGTTATTATTCATGATATGAATTGCTATACTAAACGCAAAATCATTTCTAAATACTTTTGAATCTATAGTATACAGCAATCTATAATATTCCCAGTTTAATTTAATATTATCTACAATATTAAAAAATGCCTGTGTAAATTCGTCTTTCTTAAACACGAACACAGTAGCCCAATAAAATGGAATACTATACTGATTTAATCTATCAAAGCTACTAGTGTTACGCCAACTAGCAAGATCTAAACTAGAACGATATATTTGAAAATTACTGTTGCTGTTAAACGTTGGCAATAGCACTGATGAATTAATAATATAATCGCTGTCAATTACTAGTGTAGTATCATACGGTGTTAAATCAAATATTTGACTTCTTGATTGATTTTTCCATACTAGATTTTTTGATGATAATGTACCATCATGAAACTTTTTTGTTTGTGTGGTATTAGAACTAATAACAATAATTTGATCAAATACGTCAGTATCTGTAACTGCGTCTGGGGAGTCAGTTATAAGAGATACCGGTATGTTTAAATAATGTTTTAGTTGTTTAGCAGAAAATGTTGCAATCTTAACATAGTCAATTGCTCCATTATTCTGTGCAAATATAACAGCGCCGTGGGTCATAGTGAAGTAATATCTACTAATGACCGTTTAGTCTTAATGGCTGCGATCTTAATTGCGTAATCGTTAAGCGATTGAAAATACTGTTCAACTATTGTGTTAAAAAATATTTGAACATCTTCTATTAAAACTGGTAGATTATTTTCGTCTAAAAACGCCACATCCGATGTGTGTCCTAGATCAATGACTGTTTTTGTAAAATTAATTAAAGTTGGGGTAATTTTAAATGTGCTACCATTTACATAATGTAGCAATTTTTGCTCAAATTCTTCTTTAATTACTCTTTTTTGCGAAGATAGTGTTGTCATATAATTGACAACTTGATATGCTTTTTCTAGACGTTCGTCCATAGATAACCTCTTGAGTATATCAAGTAATTATCTATTTTTTACAGCGGGAGCTTACATTCCGGTTTGGCTTGATGTTGGGGCTAGGATTGACACGTTTGTGCCAGACGGTCTAATCATATTTACAGCAGTGTCGAGCGTTCCGCCTGCGGCATTAACGTTCTCGTCGACCGGAACACCAGTACCTGTTTGATCGCCAGTGTCGTCATCTTGGAATCGTAATGTGAAAATAACATCGGCTCCGTTAGTTGATTTTCTAGCATAGATAAAATAATCGTTTTCTGCGTAGTTGCCAGCTGGCGCTGGTTTATGAAAGATTACTTGATCTGATGTAGTAAGAGTATTATATCCAACGGCGTATACAGTACCATTTGAACCAGAATACGTTGTAGTAGCATAATTCATTGTAACTACTGCAGCCTGGCTTAACATAGTAGTCCACGCATCATCTTTTGCTCCGGCGCTGGGTCCATTTCGACTAGACTGTAATTGAAAACTGCCGCCGGCATTAAAAAAGAATCTCATATTTTCAGCAGTACCTGCGCCGCTGGCACTTCCAGAAATAGTAATTACATTAGATATTGTACTATTCCAAGCACCTGATTTTGAAAAGGTAATAACTGTTTCAGTTGAGAATTGCCCCGGAGAGCCTAATAAAAATTTGTTTGAAACAACTGTGTCAGCAAATAAATCATATTGATTTCTAAGTGCTTCAGTTATTACTAAACTAGTAACAGGAACTAATAAGTTTACGCCATCATTGGCGCTGCCTGTACTAACTGTACCGGTACCTAATTGATGCTCTCGTGCTGCACGTAAATCAGCTCTTAGATTTAGCCAACCGCTAAGGTTAATTTTATCACCGGCGGCAATTGCTAAACTAGTTACTGATTGTCCGTATCCAGAGGTGCCACTACCAGTTCCCAAAATTCCAGCAATTTTATTTTGAATACTGTTATAGTCAGTGGCTTCAATTTTTTGTCCAATACCTGCGGCCATTTTTGTATCCTATTATAAAATTAAAGCTTCAACTAATCGTGTTCCAACGTCGGCACTAGTTTCTAACGCAATAGCAAAGTAATCAACTGTATTACCAAATGCAGCTTGAGCAGTTCCGTCAGCGCCAGCAACTAAACGTTGACCTTTGGCAATATGACCTATCACTTTAACAGGAACTCGTCCTTTTAAAGCAATATAAGTTCCGCCTTCTAACTCGCTATTCATCATGTATGCCGGGTTAGCAGATACTGCGCCAATAGCACGGAAGCCAACTTGCGTTGCTGTAACTTCTTTGTCGCCGCCAATCATTACAACTGTGCCAACTTCATAGTCGGCATCAGCAAGATATTTTTCTGCCAAGTCAGCATAATTAGCTGAAGTAGCAACTCCTTGGAATAACACAGCGTTAATATTACCAGTAGAGTCTCTAGCAACAATTGTATTTCCTGTGCCTGTTCCACTTGTATCAACGCTGGCAGTTCTATATATACCGCCAACACTTACGCTGTCAGCTTTAGTGGCTGCGCCGTCAAATACGTTAGCATATACTGTGTTAAATTTTACAGTAAGTGACCCAATATCGTATGTGAACCCATCGTTGTCATCACCGCCGTTTAGAATAGCGTTGCCAACTAATTTAATAGGAGTCTTTATAACACCAGATGCTTTTGTCTGAATTCGTAAAGACGATCCTTGAGTTTGTATTCTTGGATATGCTCCGGAAATATCAACTAGTAACCCATTTGTTGCCCAACTATCGCCGACTGTATAACCCGCATCGGCAAATCTAACAACACGGGTAAATCCAGATGCTTGGTCGTTTCTTACAAAGTTTGATGCAAGTATTCCTCCTAACTTATCTGAGTTAGTAGCAGTACCAAAAAATCTAATATCTGTTGAATCAGTAACACCATACATAGCATCCGCAGGATCTGATTCTTCAGTTAACGCTAGTGTAATACCAGGATGAATTGTGGTAAAACCTGCGATGTTTTGTCCTTCAATACCCTTATCAATATCAAACGGTACCATATCAATTGGGGCAATAATAAACGAAGTAAGACCATTTACTCTTGCTTCAATTATTGGATGATTTTGCGCTGGGATTCTAGTATCAGTTAACTCTCTAGAAAACATTTCAGTTTGATTTGTTCCTGCAGCTTGTGGACCGATTAGCGTAAATGTACCTACGTTGTTTTTAGAGAATAGCTGTTTAGTACTACGCTTCCACCAAAAATCGCCTTCAACTAACCCTAGTGGTTCAATACTATCAGTTATTTCAGCGCCGCCGGTTGATTTAAATTTGCTGCCGTCAAAAAACTTTAATTTTTTATCTGTGCTGTTATACCACAGTTGACCTGCTGTTTTTCTTGCTGGTTCAATGCCATTAGCAAAATTTTCTAGTAATGCTAGAAAATTTTCATTCTGAAGTTCACCGTAACCAGCGTAGTTTTTGCCGACAAGTTTAACTGCATAGCTAGTATCGACTGTGCCGTCGGCAACAGTAACAGCAAAATCTCCGTTGTAATGATTAATCGTATATGGCATTTTCCATCATTCCTTATTCTTAGTATTTATTCTATTTTGGCCCAATTACAGATTGGCTGACCAAGCCCAAAATCCACTAGGTGCTATTGTATATAATTTTGCGATTCCTAGATCAATACACCAGATTCTACATTCTGTACCAATTTGGTGGGTGACTGCGGGATAAACTTTCTCAATAATCTGTGTGCCAATGTCGGCGTCTAACGTAACTCCGGCTAAAAACGCAGTATCAGCCGATAATCCTAATGGCGCACTGCTAATTAATGACTGTACTGTTTGTAAATTTACAGCATCTGTAGGGTCTTGAGGGTTTGAAACATTGATGATTTTTCTACTACTAACATCAACGTTCCCGGTTCCTTTAGGGAGCAATACTACATCGCCCGATGCAAAACTATTACTAGTATAACTAATTGTGTTTCCATCAATACTAGTTCCGCAAGAAGCTAAATTACTGTATACTTGTAAAGTTCTTAATGTGCCTACTCCGGTTAAACTAGAATTAACTACCGAACTACCAAGAGTTGTGTAGTTTAATGTTTGAATACCATTAATATAGTATGCTTTAGAACTAGCAATATTAAAATTTTCTGAGCTTGTCCACCCCGGAATTGTAGACGACCATGTTAAGGTTTTATCACCGTCTAACCCACCTTCTATAGATATCCCGCCGCCATCAGCTGTAGTATTTGACGGCGAAGCAACTTTTGCTAATTCAATTAATTTATCGGCTATTTCAATATTAATAGTGTTAACGGAAGTTAAATTGCCCTCAACTGTTAAGCTACCTCTAATACGAGTATCACCGTTGACATCCAACGTAGTTGTCGGAGTGTCCGTATATATCCCAACATATTCGTTATTAGCGTTAACAAAAATACTAGCTTGTAATCCGTTGGCAGCATTTTTTGATGAGACTTGGAAATTTTGATTAGATATATTTGATGCTAATTCAAAAAGTGCGTTACTGACTGTTACTTGCGATTGTGTGCTTCCGCCAAGAATCAACGGAACTACGTTAGTAATAGTTACTGTACCGTTGATAGACGCATCGCCGGAATTACTTATGAAAGTATCTGCAGTTTTTAAATCTCCGTTACTGTCAACTAACGCATTTGCTCTAGTAGTAGTAACATCAAATTTTAAATTAGTTAATGTACTTGCGTTAAAGCCAGGAGCAATAATTACTTGTTTCCAATAAGCGATATCTGTAGGCAGGGTGCCGAGTGGCACACTTGATGTTGTTGCTTCATAAATGAAAGTAGGCGGAGTATTTGGATTACTTCTATATGTTACTCTATCTCCCCTGATGTAATTAATAGACGCACTAAAGGTCGGGCCTTGAAACTCAAGTCCTAAGCCGCCGCCGTCTACTGATGGAATAAATTGGTTGTTGCTAAAAATTCCTAATAAGATACCACCAACTTTAAATAAAATAATAGTTCGGGGGTTATCGTTAGTATCAGTTACGTCAACTACTTCGCAACCAGTTATTCCCTGAAACGTTGAATATGGAGGGCCTGCTAGTATTGTAGACACGCCGTCATTAAAATATAACTGTTTACGTCTGCTATCGATCCAGATGTCACCTTGACCAATAGTTGAAGGGATAGTATTGGAAACAATACTACCACCACTTACTTTAAAACCTGAACCGTCGTAGATTTTTAATCGGCTTTCACTGGTATCAAACCATAGTTGTCCTTGAATTGGATTGTTTGGCGAGCTAGTATTGGCAAAATTTTCTAGTAAGTGAACAAAATTTTCATTAAATGCTTCACCATAACTACTGGCATTCTTTCCAACTAGGGTTAAATCAGTAGCTGTTTGGTCAACAGTACCGTCGACTATTTCTGTTAATACAGATCCATCAGTTTTGTTGATTATGTAGCTCATTGTAGGACACCAGTAAAAATAATATAATTCATTGTAATGTACGGGTTCATTGTACTGATAGAATCACCAACTCGAGATGCTGATACGCCGCCGCTATTTGGCAATCCGTATCCAGTTGCTCCGGCTGATAGACCGTACCCTGAAATTGTTCCGCCGTCTGCGGCGCCTGTTGGGCTACCACCAGCAAAATATTGTAATCCAGATTCGCTTTGAAGCGTGTGTTTATGCTCTGGAAGATTATTGATTTGAATACTAATCTCTTCTGAACCGTTACTTTCTCCAATATTATCTGCCGATGTAGCAGTAACTCGATTAGCACTGCCTCCGCCTGCGTCAATTAAAATAGTTGGATCGTCTTTATCTGGAACTGTGGTATCGTTATCCATACTATCTGGTCCCATCGGGAATCTACCACGTAAATCTGGTAACGCAAACGTGTTTTTACCGCGAAGGCCTAATCGTTTATATGTATAACCAATTATTCCAAATAATTCTGGATACTCACTAATACGTACTTCGCCTCCATCGCATAACAAATAACCGTTTGGTAATACTGTTCCAGCAAACGGCATTAAACACCCAATTGGAACTGTTGGAATATTAGAAACAAACGATTGTTTTGTAACACGTTTAAGTCCACTGTCAACTCCCGATCTATATACTAATAATTGATCATCATTATTTGATTGGGTAACTTGCGGTTTTCCTGTAATAAGGTTTTGACTGATAGATGTAGTAAATTCAATAAGGCCAGGCGGACGACCAGTTTGAGGGGTCTGGCCGTCAAACTCTACGTTGTCACTTGCGACATCGCCAATTAATCTAAAAGTAGTAGCACTAGATAACTTTGCCGCTGATCCTGAGATGCTGCCTGATAGTGATCCTGTAAATGATCCGTTAAAACTACCAACAAATGACTGGGCATATATGTTTCTAAAACGTCTAGTGCTTGATCCAATATCGTAAATAGCATCTGCTGAATTATTTGGGCCAGGTAAAATAACAGGAAATGTAAATGGATTACCGTCAATATCAAAATAACTTGTTACAATTTGTCCTGATGTAAAAATATTATTTCCAAATGTAGATGTTGATAATATTTCTAGTGTGTTACTTGAAACACCGCCAGAGGATGTAATATCTCCGTTAGTAATAATGTTTCCATTTACGTCTAACGCCTCTTGCGGAGTGATTGTATTAATACCAACTCTACTGTTTGAATCTACGTGAACTACTGTTGTTACTATTCCGTCGTTGGCAGTCAACTTAACACCAATGCTGCCGCCGCTAGTTTTAGAATATAAAATAGTTGACGATAATTCTTGACCAATGTTAAAACTTAAATCACTGCCAATACTAATACCGCCACTTGCTCTAATGTTTAACGGAGTATTAGAGGTACTAATTATATCGCCTCTAAGAAAATTGCTTGCCGCTACTGGAGATCCGTTGACTACTAGCGAATCTGCTTGGCTAGCAGTTCCCCACATTTTTGTTGGGGATACTAAACTGTCAGCATCAACAGTACTAATATTAAAGCCTTGACCAATTGTAGTAAACCCTGGGATGAATAATTTAGGTTTAAATGATTCTTTACTTAATATTGCTACTTTACTATTGTTTGCAAAGAATGAAATTACGCTGTGAGAAATATTATTTGAATCAACAATAGTTTCAACATCCGGGCCTGTTTTTGCACCTGAACTGTATTGCGGTCCAATTAATAACCAGTTAGATCCAGAATACACATGAAGTTGCTGAGTGTTTGTGTTAACCCAAAGATCACCAATTATGCCTACACTCGGTGCTGTTGGGAATTTTTTAACACTGCCCGCGGCCGTCCATACTGTACCGTCATATACTTTTAATAAATTAACATCTGGACTGTTGTCGTACCATAGTTGGCCTTCAATTGGTTGTGATGGTGCTGTGTTTTTAGCAAAATTTTCTAACAGATGTAAGAAATTTTCTGCCATGTAAGACGCATAACCAGCATAATTTTTTCCAACAAATTTTAAATCAGTTTGAGAATTAACTGTTTGATCTTCAACCGTAATTGGCGGTTTACTTGGATTTGTAGTTTCGGTGTATTTGACTTGATATGACATTTATTATACTCCGCCCAATCCAGTTAAACTTTGAATACGCACAGTATAGTCAACCTGAATTAATCGATTTAACGATTTTTGTACAGGATGAAATACTACATGAGTTAACAATAAACTTTGACCAGTAGAACTGTATGATTTAAGACCCAACTCGTCAAACACATATGCGCTTTCATTGTTAGTAGTAGTATCGTACGCCGATTGGCCGCTAGGCTCGCCGTAGTCTAGTAGACAGGTAATAAACACATCAGTGTAATTTGTACCAGTAACGTGTCTAGTTTCTACAAAATTGCGAGTTGGATCAACGTTATTACTGCTTCTATCGTCAACAATTTTAGTGTAAGTTTCGTTGTATAGACTAGCATTTGATCCCGAACTATTTGGAGTTAAATAGGTAATAATACCAGTTGGATCAATTGCTGTTCCGCCATTGCCAAAGGCCATTTGATATATAAAACCTTGGCCGCTGTTAGCGATGCTCTGAGCTAGTGCTATACTAATATTTTCGTAATGAACAGCATTACGCTTATTAATAAAAACTTCACCAGAAGCGGGGTCGTGAATCTTAATATGACCCTCTACATGAATTCCCGTTGTATCTTTACTCTGCATAATGCTCTCTCTTTATCTTATATTTATCAATGTGTATAATGTGATAGTTTAATTGGCTAGTTAGCCTCTATTCCTTACTCGTACTCTAGGATAAACTGCTCCAGAGACGCCTCTAAGTTTGTAAGTATTACTTGAAGAAACATTACCAGACAGCAACCTTTCTAGTTTATAAAACAAATATCGATTGTTTGACTCTGTTCCCAGCGATGTAAAATCGCCTGCGTTGCCACCAGTTGACGATATTTGTGATTTTTTAGAAGATGAAATTAAGTATGATAACGCTTCAGCTTGAGTTAATGTTTGTTGCTGTTCTGATAGACACGCAAGGCACCCAGTAACTTGAGGGCCTGACATGCTAGTGCCTGAAATAGATCCTAATTTATAGCTAGGATTTCTTGGATCATTTGCTAGTGTAATGCCAAATTCAGCTGCAGCTCCAGAGTCGTATACTGCGCTAATAATATTTTTGCCCGGAGCATAGATTGATACTCTAGATCCGTAATTACTAAAATTAGTCTTATATTCCTGTGTTACCGTGTCAATAGCACCTACAGAAATTGCGTTATCACTGTTTGGTGAAGATCCTCGACTATGAAAATATGTAGATCCACCGGACACAATACTATTGTTATAATCCGAAGATGCTAGTGTAGCTGTTGGCCAATAACTATTACCTGCGCTAACCACTGTTATTACTCCATCAGCAATTGCATCCTCAATATCGGCATCAACTGCGGCAGTCCGTGCTGGCATCCTATAAAGATAGTTACCTCCCGGAACTGGTACTCCATTAGATTCTAAAGTGATTTTTTTAGTTGCGTCTAATCCAGTAACTGCTACAGTAGCTCCTCGATATGTTAGTGAGGTAATCCCGCTGAGATAAATTGCTCCGTATGAGTAGCCCCAGCTGTTATTACACACTGTTGGATTCCGTCTACCAGTAGCAGGATTTATTGGCTTCTTTTTATGAAACTCTCTTATATAATCAAAAATATATACAGACCAGTCACCAGCAGGGCCGTTGCCTCCTGCGTAAATAAATTCCATATTATAAATGTTGGCATCTCGGGCCCAGCCCTGAGTGTTACCAGCAACAGTACCAGCAACGTGAGTTCCGTGGTTGCTAGAAATGTTTGTATAACTGTATGATCCAGAAGTACTATATCCTAAACTTGCGCTGTGTTGAAACCAATCATATTGTACAGCTCTTGACCCTCCAGTACCGTCAGCATTAACAGCAAACTCTGGATGATTAAAATTTATGTGAGCATCAACTATTACAACATCAACATTTTTTCCAGAACTAGTAGTAGACACTGTTTGTGTTGTTTGTGTAAACGCACCGTTAGTCCCCCAATTAGATAACGGTTGTCCTGCGGCAACTCTATATAATCCCCAATTTTTATCATTAGTATCGACGGTTGCGCTTTTTTCAAAATTTCCAGATTGTACCCAGTGGGGCAATGCCTCAATACCAAGCGCACTTGGCAACTGTTCTACTGCTAGTACTCTAGGGTCGTTGCGCAATTGTTCGGCTTCAGCTTCAGTGATAAGAAAATGTGTATTCCTACTAATTTCTCTACGTTGACTAACTGTAACTTGTCTGTTAGGAATATATAAATCACCACCAGCAGTTTCCATATCGTCAAGCAGAGACGTAGCATCGTCCATTGTCTTAGCAGTTACAATATATTCTATTAAGTCTGTCATATTAATCCTCTATTTTTACTAAAGTCAATGTTATTGTAATTGCTGCAGGCACAGCTCCTTTATTAACAATCTTAATAGGAATGTTAGATGTTGGAACTACTTCGTTATTAAACCCAATTGTGCCGGGACTAATTACAATAATCTCTGCGCCAGCAGTAATGACTTCCGCAATTACACCAGATCCAGGTAAAGGATCAACAGTTTGTAATCTTGTTGAGTCTGCGGTCCTAGATGATGTGTCTGTATACAATGTTACCCAGGCAGAGGCCGATGCTTGTATCTTAAATAACAAATATGATTTGAATCCAGATATATCAAACGTGCCAGTTGCTCCTGCTGCCAATGTGCCGCTAGTTACTGTCACTGTTGTTCTGTTTACAGCCACTGCCGTTGGTACAGCTGAAATTGCCCCATCTGTAATTGTAATTGTTGAACCGTCAACTTTAACTCCACCTAATGTAAAATTAGTAGCCGTGGGCAATGTATAAGAATACGGCGCAGTTATTACCCCATCTGTAATTGTAATTGTTGAACCGTCAACTTTAACTCCACCTAATTGTCCAGCGGCACTAACTTCTGCTATAGGTAAAGAATATGAATACGTTGAAGAAATTACACCATCTGTAATACTAATAGATGTGCCGTCAACCTTCACACCCCCTAGTACTCCGGCACTTGTACCAGCAATGGGCAGTGTGTATTGCTGATCATCTGCCGACAAAATGCCGTTATTAATTGACAACCTGCCGCCTACTTTGACACCACCTAATTCTGTTGTTGTAGCAGCCGGTAATGAATAAGATAAAGAATTGTAAAGTTCAGTAAAATTTTCATTAATTTTCTGTGCGCCGGATCGGAGTGTATCTCCATTTCCGTCATTAGCAATTTGTCCTGTTTGAATTTCCTGATATGCCATTTTTATTATCCTTGATCAAATGTTATAGTGTTACTGTCAAATGTTCCATTAGTGTTGTCAAACGTTGATGTTATCGGAGCATTATCTTGTGTAGGTATATTAAATTCAGTATACCATACACCCGGTTCTGCTTTTAAGAACCCTGATATTTTGTTGTTATCATTTAATATATTAGTTTCGCTGTCCCAATAAGTTAAAGTACGTTTAACAACAGTGACTTGTGTACCAAATGCTAGCGGAGTAGCTAACGTTAGCTGTTTTGATACCCCGTCAACTGTAAATTCTGCGTCAAATTGTACGTCGCCATTGGTACTGTCTGGATGATTGTTTACATTATAAACAGAATATGCGTCTTTCTTTAGACGAATGTTACCAATAAAGAATGACCAGTTTGCTATGTCAGTGTGGAACAAATTAGAACTAGTGTGTGCTGTTGTACATTTGTAAGTGTAACTACCTAATGTTACAAACATTCCAACATCATATGTCACGCTTGCCGCCCACTCGGCTCCAATATTATATCCGCCTACAAATACTTCAATATCATGTGGCAACGTCTTAACAACATTAGTAGAAGTATTAAAAGTGTATAATCCTGGCGTAATTTTAATTAAATTAACAATGTTAGAACCATCTGCTATTACTTGTTCAACAATTATATTTTCAATATAAGGAATAGTTTCACTTGGTCCAATATCTTGAACAAACGATCCGGCACGATGTACAGTAGGAGTGCCAGTGCCTAATGTGCCTCGACGTAGTTGGCTTAAAATATTGCCAGTCTTGGTAAAGTATTCAATACGCTCGCCTCGGATTTCAATTACTCCTGGCTTATTTACAGTAGGGTTTGGCTCGTCAAATTTACTAGCATCAACAACCACAATACTAGTATCGTTCCATTCTAAATTACGAACTAACGAAGTTTGTTTGTTCAAACTTAATCGTTTATAGTGAACACGATTTAACATATCTTTAAATTGCATGTATGAAATACCAGGCTTCAACACATTGCTACTGAATGTTAGTAATGTAAATTCATCGTTAGCTGCAGGGCTCGTTGATAATGTAACACTTTGTTTGTCTGAATTTAATTTAAAATCAACACTAGGTACCAGTAACTTACCGTTGCGCATGACCCACACGTAATTATCGCTAATAACAGTTCTATCTAATGTTATTGTACCGCCTGATATACCAGTATAATTAAAATATTCAATAGTATCTGGCGTAAAGTTAATATTAGACGATACTGTAACTAGTGTTCGTTGAATATCCAATATATCATGCTTGTAAGAACTTATAATTTCAACAACATTTAATGAATTGTATACTTCATTAAACACAATTTGCGGCTGAGTATTATTAATTCCAGGCAAGTATGTATAGAAACTACCTACTGTTAGACTATCTTTTATTACGCTAATAACTAATTGTTGATTAACATATAAATTACGAATACGTGCTGTTATCTTAATATTAATTCCGCTAAGATCTACAACGTAATCAGTACCTAACACAAGCATAGTGTTACCAACATATACTGTAATATCAGCAATATCTAAACCGTACTGTTGATATTTGTTTTTATCAATGGCATATATTAATTTGTTTGATTTAATTTTATAATAAATGTTGTTTGCCGCTGGTAAAATTGTTTGGTCAACTCTTACAATCATGCTAGTTTCGGCAGGAAGACTGTTTCCAATTTTATTTTGAAGAGCATATGTTGACGTACCGTTTAATAAATCAGTTGAAGGATCGCGATTTTGGCGGCCATCGGTAGCAATTCTTTCAGTTTTAGTTACAGCAAAAGTTTGTTCATTGCCACTGACAATTACAAAGTTTATAATAGTGCCAGTAGGTGGAGCAGAATCAAATCGTATGCCAACACGTTTATTGCTTTCATACGTAGCATCTGTTTCAAATAACTCAACTGCTTCAGGAATACCGTCAAGATATACTAAAGATGTAATATCTGACAACCACGGTGCTTTGGTAATAAATTCAGTAGTTGAGCCGTTGCCAACAAAATAATCAAGATCTAAAATATTTGAACCGCTAAATCCAAAGCTGAATATTGAAACAATTTGCGTGTTTGTTGGAGCAGTATTAAACTTAATAGTACGAGTATTAAAATTAACAACGTAATCGTCGTTCATTGTTTTAATAACCGACGCAGATACGCCGTCAGTTATTTTTACAATTACTGCCTGTGGACTATTAATTTGTTGAGTAATAGCATAATCAACTGTACTGTTGTCTCCAATATAATTATCTACTTTAATATTGGCAGAACCTGCGCTAGGTTTTTCGTATACTTTAATAGCAACAGTATCAAAAATTTGTCCCGGAACAACTTCTTCTGTAGCAGGGCTAGTTGTAGGCGTAACAAATCCGTCTCCGTCAACAATAATATCTTCAGCATTTAAACCAGTAGCAGAGCTATAAGCTAAGTTGCCGCCTGTTAACGCAGTATCATAGTCTGCTTCTTGAGGCTTAATTGAACCGTCACTAGTACTCTTACGAAAGATAAATTCATCTCCAGCATTTACAGTATATCCACTAGGAATAGTAATCACATCCGCGTCGCCGTTGCCAACAAACGTGGCAACTACGTCAGGATCTAATCTAACTGGATCTAATGGCGAACTAATTGTTATTGTGCTACCGGCAGGTGCTAATTGAGCCAGCGTTATTAATCCAACTATGCTAACTGTATAGTCAATATTTTTTACTAATGTGCGGGTAACAACTATATTACTGCCAATTCCAATAATTCCAAATATAATTTGATCTAGGCGTAAAGATGTTGCATTAATTATTTCAGTAACTTTTGTGTTATAACCAAAAATATTGTTAGCACTAGTTGTAATAATATCATTTATATTAATTCCCGCTGTGCTTGGCACTGATAAGATATATCCGCCAGCCGCATTTTCTACAGTAGTAGTAACAGTTTTAGATATCACTACCTTTAATGACTCGGCGGCAGTATTGTACTGATAATCTAATCCGCTTGCAGAGTATGACTGTTGGTACAATTTAATATGATAGGTATTGATTTCTACGCCAGTTTCAGGCACGTATGGTAATGTGAATACGTGGGTGCCAGCTGCAACCGCAACAATATAATCATCAAAAGTTGCGTCAACACTATCCCATCTATCAGTATAGTAAGGTGTACTATCCCACCCTTGACTAACATTTAGTCCAAGACCGTTCATTATTACGCCGCCGTAGTCGACACCAGTCATTAACTGTGCTAGGTCTTTACCTACATCGCCTGTTTGCGGATTATAGTAATATTGAATCCTGTCTGCCGCATTTAATAGACTCCAATCTTTCAAATACGATACTAAAACTATAGCATCTTTAGCAATGGCAGTTGTAAAAATAATAGACCCAGAATAACTAGTGTATCCTTTTGCAGTTGACTTAATTGTTACTAGTTTATAATCGTCACGTAGCACATCAACTCCGTTAATTGTTACAGACGATTTGCCTATTCTAATGTCAGGTGACCATTTTAACGGAAATTGTAAACGACTTCCGGTTCCAGTAAATGATTCAGTTTCTTCTAATTTAGTAATAAAATAATTTTGAGTTAATCTGTCAAATTTCATTTTAACTAAACTAGAACGAATTACACCGTTGCCAATATAAGCAACTACTTGCGCGGCAGTGCCGCCTTCATTTAGGCCGCCTTCAACTAAGACAGTTGGCGCATTTAAATAGTTACTGCCAGGTGTTAATAGTACTATTCTATTAACTTTACCATTAGAAATAAATGCCCTTGCTGTTGCGCCGGTGCCGGACTTACTGGCAATCCTAATAACCGGCGGTAAATTATATCCGCTTCCGCCGTCTACTATTTTAAGTTCAGTAACAGTAAATCCAACATTATCAGCCCAATGTTTCCACGGATACGATGTTATTAGACTATCGTCAATTTGAATTACTTCGTCAACTATTTTAGTTTCAATAGTAGACTGATTTAAAACACGATATGTTGGTTGTAAATCAAAATCAGTTAATGACAATTCACTAGTATCTGTTTTAGAATAAGAACTGATATATTCTCTAACCTTTGTTCTGTAAGGTTTTACTTCTGTTATATACGCTTCAAAATCTGATAAATTATCGCTGTTATAAGTAACTTTCTGAGTCAACTCGCCAACATTATGCTGTGCTTTAACAAAACTAGTTTTAAATATCCAGTCAAGATAATTTTGTTCCGAATACGCATAACGAACACACATAAAAAATAAATCTAAATAGTACGGTTTTAATTCGTCAATTAAAATATTTTTTTGTAAACACACTAGGATATTTTGTAGTTCTCGGCTTGCGGAATTATCAAATATTGATCCATCATATAAAGAACCGTCATAACCATACGGTGTTCCAGAAAATTTATATAATTCAGGCAAGAATTGAATTGTGCCGTTTTGAATCCCAACTACCTCGTAACTTTGAGTCCAATCGATTGACGCTGATTCCGCATATTTTCTTAGTAATAACCAAGTACCGCTACCAGTAGTCCTAACTTTAACTATTTGTCCTATCTTAGTAGTAACTGTGGTCAACTCAACAAATGTGTTGACAGCGTAATCTATTAACGAGTATTGTCCATATCCGGTATGATACCAGTCAATATAATTCCAATATTTTCTAGTGTCATACCCTTGTGACTGAACTCTTGACCAAGTTAAGGTAGATAGATCATATGAATAAATGCTCCAAGTATTAAGCGCCTGGACATCAGTATGAACTAGCGCAGAATATGATCTGATTGATATAGTAGTAGCATCATTATAACCAGTGCCTGATGAAATTATTGATGTTCCAACAATTTGACCTTTGGCATTTATTACAGTTTTAATCTTTGCTCCTTCGCCTGCCCCAGAGATATCAAGGTATGGGGCGTTAACATAGCCGTTACCTTTTGTAATAATAGTAACTGAAGTGATTGCGCCGTTAATTACTACTGGAGTAAGTACCGCGGGTTTAAATGCGCCAACGTTAGCAAATCTTAATTCAGCGTCAGTGTCAAATACAGTATCATATAATCCTAGATTAATATTTGGTTCAGGATCGTACGACTCTAAACGTGTCAAGTCAGCATTACCTACTATTTGTGTACTTGATAATAGTAAGTTTGTCTTTTCAAAGAATTGTTTTAATGCTTCAAATCGATTTGCAAACATGCCTTGACGAGGTCTATTTTCAATACCAAATTGTAACTTTGGCGGTAAACTAGGATCAGGCACTAGGCGGCCTTGCTCGTCTTTTCCGCACAAGCTGTCAAACCATTTTGTCTCAATAGCTGGTGGCAACACTGTGTTTATATTTTTACTAATTATTTTCCACTGACTGTGGATATTTTGTCCGGCATGATCAGCAATCCAATATTGAACAGACAACACAACGTCTTTATCTTCTAATAAATTCGATACGTTGAATAAACTAAATGAGTTAGTGCCAGTTAGAGCTAAAAATTTATATCCATCACCTCTTGGGTTTGATATTAAATTAGCAACATCGTGTGCCGACATATTGCGATTAATAATATTTGGTATTGTTTTTTTATTTTTTACCCAGTAGTAATATGTATATTTGGTAGCTTTTGACACATTATCAAAACGTTTTTCGTAGCTGTACACATTATTTCCGTATAGGGTAGTTCCGCTTATACCTAATGTAGTTCCAGCGTCAGTGTCTGCTTGCTCGTTCCAAGCGTCCGGTAATAGTTGAGTTTCAACCCATTCGTATACGTCTATTGATGCTCCTGGAAATAATGTACTCCAAGTACTGTTTCTATAAACAGTATCATCATCGTGACTATCTAAAAATTTTGCTGATCTTAAATCCCACCATAGCATACCTACTTGAGATTTTGTCCATGACATACCGTTATCAATTTTAACAGTTGTATCAGCTGGCGTAGTTCCTAAAGGTGTGCTGTACACAGCAGGATCATAAAAAGTTTTATATTTTATTTCTTGCTCGGCTACTCCTGGAATTTTTCCCTGTACTGGATCAATTACATCTAAGTACGTAAGAAGCTTATTAGTTTTCTTATTATATAAGAACGCAGATTTAATTTTTGTTAGGTCTAATTTGTTAATTTCTTTATGTAAGATTGACCAACTATATCTATCTTCCAATTTACTGTATTCGTAAACAAGGCCGGCGCGGGTTGTCCTATCAAGGGCATTTGGTGCGCCAACAAACACATGATTTGCCCCAACTACTACACTTGCTCCATACAATTCGTAATCGTAATTAGTAGTAGGTAAACTTTCACTGAATACCCAATTATTAGCATATCGATCATAAATGTCAACGCTGCCGCTGTTGGTACGGCGTGAGGTTATCTTTGTTAAATTGTCATCAAATATAGTTGAATTTGAATCGAACGTTGTTGGAATGTATGTATCAGCGGCAGTACTGTAAACTACAATGCTGTTATAATCATTCATAAATGATATTTTACTACCAAAATGTTCTGCCGATTCGGGAATAACATTTTTAAGACTTTGATAGAACACGAATGCCCCGGCTGTATTTTTATAAACAAGCACAGCGCCTTGATCAATTTCAGCACCATCGGCAAGTATTGATGATATTGCTAGATATTCTGCAGTATCAGATAAGGTAATACTTTCACCAAATCTAGAATCTACACCAGTTATAGTTTGCGCCAATGTAAATGCAGAATCCGTTTTCTTATACACATATACTGATTCAGCGTTAGGAGCAGATATTGCTAAAGTTGATGAATCGCCGCTGACCTCAATCGCATATCCAAACTGGTCCTCACTAGTTACTCCAGTGCCAATGCCAGTGTCGTTATTGTATACCCATTGGGTAGTTACAAAATTAAGGCGACCAGATGGTTCAGTATCAGGTGGTGCTGTTAATACATATAATGTTGAGCTTAGAATCTGTTTAACAGTTTGACCACTAGTGAATCCAACGCCAACTACTTCCATTCCTATAACAACTCCACCTACAGGCACGGTTGTTTTAATAGTAGCATCAATACTTCCAATTGGATTATATAACGCAGTTGCATACGACACTTCGGTATAATTTAATTGATAAACTCTGCCAGCATTATTATTTCGACCGGCTGCGCTAACAAATAATACGTTATCTCCAAATGCTAGATTTGATCCAAACAACTCAGTGTCAACTGCGTCAGGACTAGTAAATGTGCTAATCAATGAAAATAAGCCTGCGTTGTCTTTCTTATATAAAGAAACTACCCCTTGATTTATTAATTCTGACGGTACACCTGCTCTGTTAACTGTAATAAGTTCAGACACCGTTGTTGATACCGATACGTTACCTGCGGCAGGACTACCTATAGCTAACCAGGCACCGTCTGCTGATAGTGCTAACACATCTGAAAAATAAATTTTAGACCAATGTGCTACACTACTAGAAGGAATAACGTTGGCCGGTACAGTGTCATTAGCCTGATACCAACTGTTGATATAAAACACAATAGTGCCAGTTGCGTATCCTGTGTCTACTAACCAGGTAGTTAATCCCAGCGAAGTAAACGGTTTACCAATTCTTTGAGTAGTTGACCACGGTACGCCAGGAACTGATTTACTATAAATTAATACATCGCCACTAGCTGAGGAAATTGCCGCTAGATTGCCAGCTTTGTTTACCGCAATAGTTCGGCCAAATTCTAAGCCAGTGGTTGGAAGATACCCGGCAATTGTTGTAGATTGATATGCTTGATTAAATTCCCAAGTTGCCCATTTGCCGTCACCGGAGTCATCAGTCCATAATAAATCGCCATTAATTGGCTGTTTTTTTATTGTAGCATCAGCAGTATCTATGCTTGAAACTCTCTGTGATTGTAGGACAAACAGAGGAATAATTAAGTTAGGTGTAACCACCGGAGAAGATGTTAACGATGCTTCTAATATTAATACGTTTAGTTCAACCCTCTTAACTTTATAAAACCCCTTAAACAGAATTTGTTCAGTGCCAGCAAGATCTTTGTCGCCCTCAATGCCAACATATTCTCCTACTGTTATTTTTACAAGAACATCTGTTTCTAAAGATAATTCGTTATTGTTAGCATCGTAACTTACATTTAATATAGTTAAGTTTGAAGGAACATACTTATATACGTTCCATTCTCGACCTTCAAATCCACACCAGATATAGTTGCCATTATTAATATTATCAATATTTTGCGTAACAATATTGTCAATTGTTAGTAACACTGCCGCCACTTCGTTTTCTCGAACATAACCAGGAGTTCTTAAATACGGTGAATATTTTTTAACAACAGGCCATGGGTTGTTACTATACCCCAATGGTTTTAGATACACATCGTTAGGAGTTTGACGCACAATAAAATCAAGAGTACTTGACTCAACATTGTTAACTAATTCAAATCCCTGAGGATTATTTTTAAATAGTGACTCATCTAAAATAAATTCAATATTTTCAAAGGCAGCACTTGCGCCGTATTGTCCAACACGAACTGCCCATTCTTCATCAAATACAATACTTTCTTGACCATCAGCACTTAACACATCAAACAACTTGTTTAATACGTTTTGTGTACCTTTTTCAATAATCATACCTTGATAAAATTTAAATTCACTAACATCATCTTTAATAATATTTTCAAGATATTGACGCTTTTGATAACCAATTAGATGCTGAGCGGCTTTTTGTTGTCCCACATCAAAGTTATCACTGTCTAAACTGTAAAAGTCTTCAAATTGGCTTGCTTTGTATGTCCAATTTGGAATTAGTCTTGGTGCTGGCTTGTTATCTAATTTAATCCAACTAGCTGGGTCAAATATATCTGTCCCAGGAGTAAACAAGTTTGCGCTGTAATAAAATTCTTTGTGCTTGACAATGTCACCTAGCGCATAATCAGTCCACGACTCCCACGGTTGAATATTTGCTTGATCAAAAATAAATCCCGGAACATCAAACCCGCCGTACCAGTTGGTACTTACATACCCTGATACTTTGATTCGCTCTTGTCTATATCCGCTTTCAGGATTATAAACGGTGTCATTAAACATTGTAGTGTTATTAAGCAATACTACTTGTTCTTTTTGTACTAAGAAAAAAGTTGCTCCAAAAATGCCGTCAGTTGTTGATGAGGCGTAACTTACAGAGTTATCCTCTCTATAAGAATTTATTAAGCGAGGCGGCATTGGCGACCCGTCTACTTTAAAGATTTCATATTCATGAAACGGATTTTTAATATCATCAACCACTGTATAAGGCACACTAAATGTTATCTTATCAGCTGACGGACTTAGAGATATAACTGAACTACCAACTGTACTTAGGCCATCTAACTTAACATAGTCGGCTTCTATAAAAATATCAGCTGATACTGATTTACGAATAGCTTGATAATAATCACCGTTATATCGAATAATCTCTTGATACTCAGTAGTATTATACGGTATCCATTCTTTCCATTTTTCTTGACCGCTAGACCAATTTTGAGTTGTCCAGAACAAGAATTCTTTAGCACTTGTTTCCCAGTTAGTAATTAACGAAAGATTATTATTAAAATCGTCAAATATAAACCCTTGAGATTTCAACCATTCTCCATAGCCAATAATAAAATCAACTGTTTCCTGTACGGTTCTAAATTTTGTCCCGTAAGGAACAGTAATTTCTACAGAAGTATCCCATTCTGTTCTAAAAATTGCTTCTTGTCCGCCAATGATTGGCAACGCCCCTAATGATTCAAAATAGATAGCATTGAATACGGTTGTTGATGTATGCGTAACTTTTACACGATAGTAACGGTTATTGTATTTTACAACTTTATGAGTAGCGTATTGTTCGCCGGCAGTCCAAGAAGAAAAACTTTCTGAGATACCGCCAACATTGATAGTTGGCCCATTTTTTATATATGGAAAATATTTAAAATACGGTTGTACTTGACTATAACCTTTAACTTCAAACCCATCTTGTAATTTTGTAACAACTACTCCGCTATAGCTAATTCTTTTAACCGCAGAACTAACATTTAAAATAATATTGTAATCTTCTTGTGGAACAAATACACTGCCTGAACTAGAAGGAGTTTTACTGTCTAATAATAAATTAAATTTTTCTTTACTGGTAAACGCACCTAGTCGATAACTTAGTTGCATATTAAGCTGTTTTAAATTATATGAATACGTAGTATAAGATTTTAAATTATCGCTAAGGACATAATCAACAATGTAATTAATTACGCCGGCAGTTTGAACCCTAGTAGTACTTGAATATATACTAGGTAACACAACGTCTTGAGGACGAATTCTCAATCCAGTGTCTTTATATACTAGCTGTCCTGTTAAATTTCTAATAACTCTTGAACGGTCTAATAATACACCAAATGTTTTTGCCGGAGCAGTCAACATTGCTGTTATTAAAAAGCTAAATGGATAATAACTTCCTCGACGCCATGCTGCCTCAATTGGGCTGACATCACCAAATACAAAATCGTTGCTAACTGATACATTGTTTGGTCCAATAACTAAATTTGAAAAGATTGGTCCTAAAATTTCTCCGTTCTCATCAACAGGAATAGAATTAGCTAAAAAGGGTCTAACATATTTGGCCAAACGTACAACTGGTTTTCCTGGTTCCTTAACCAGTCCTAATCCTAGGTCTTGCCAAAGCACTAAGTTGTCTCTAGTATACGGGGCTGGGCCGTACACAGTTTCCCACCAGACAGGTGCTTCACTAAATCCTAACATTTCCCATGGGCATAAATTAGGTCTGTCAGTGTCTAACATCCAGCGATATATACCTCTCCAATACCCCGGCACTGGTCTGCCGTCAATCGCAGAGTGTCCTTGATAGTTATATGTAAGACTGTTGGTTCTATCAAAACTTAACGGTTTAGAAAAATCTCTATCAATTAATCTAGTCCATTTATAAAATTGTGTTGACAGCACTTCATTAAATTCTGTTAAATTATAATCAGTAGGTCTAACATAACTTGGAAGAAAATCGTTAATGTCAAATATACTAGCATCATATTCAACTTTAATATTATTATAAATTCTTTTTTCTAATTCTAGAATTAGGTCATCTCGATAATCACCGTAGGCTAATACTTGGCTACCATCGTGCCCCTGTATCATAGTCCTCGGAGTGACTAAACTTGTATCAAGATAAATTTTAGGTTCGTACTTAGGCCAGATACCTAATTTAGTTGGTGTTAGTGGTACAAAACAGCCATCAGTATTTTCATACTCAACTATAGCAATAAGATCATCATTGTTTAGCGTTGCTCTGATAACAACAAACCCTTGACTATCAAATGTATAATCTTTTGAATGGATCAGTTGTACACCGTTTAAATAAACATAAACTGCTTGGTTTGACAGTACTCCCAAACTAAAGGTAGATGTTAACGGGTATGATTTTATCCTATAGTCAATTACAGTATATTCGTTATATTGATTGGCGCCATACCCAAACATGTCACTAAAATAATACGAAACATTAGTTGGTTTATCTTTGTTAATTGCTTGTAAAATTAAATTAACTTGTGCCACTACATCAGTTGAATATACTTCAAGTGTATCAATGATTGATATAAAATTTCTTTTAAACTTATTATAATCGTTCTTAGCAGTTTCAATAGCACGAATGATATTGTTTTCTTGATTGGTAATATGATACAACGACAATCCCATTGGGCCGCTATGTTGTACAAATTTAGTACCGTACGGAGTTACATCGCCTAAGTCTCTAAGATTGCCGGCGCCTGGATATTGTCCTTCAAATGTATCAATATTGTCAACTATGGAATTTACGTGATCAATAACTTCGCCTAATGTAAAGTCCGAAAGATTATTATTTAAAGGATTGTTTTGTAGATTAATAGGTATTTCGTAATAACCCTTAGAGTTGATTGGTTGCTCGGCAAATGCTCTAATTGTCAACACATCATCAACTGTAATATCAGTGGCTAATATTACTTTTTTGTAAACAGGTCCAGTTATAACTGACCATAAAGATTTATCAAGGCGGCGCCCGTTAACATATAACCGAACTACTAAATCTGCCAACTCATCTTTATTATCAAAGATATCAATTTCAAAGTTATTTGTTAAATTTGAATTTTTATAAATTCTAACAGCGGCTTGAGTGTTAGTTACTAATGCTGTTTTCCATCCGTTAGCATAGCTTATGGTTGCTGTTTCTGTAGAAAATTTAGTAAGATAGCCAACATTGATATTTTTATCAATCACATCTGCTAGATTTTTGTATCTAAAAGTATCTGTTAAAATATTAAAATTGAAAACAATGTCGCCAATATTACTAATATTTTTATAAGTTAACGCAAATCCTAACTTATTGTCTACTGCTCCACTGCCAATTTTATAAGAAAATAACTTTGTGCCAATAAAAGTAGACCCTTCATACGCAGTAGTATCTCCGTAACTAACTCCGGTGTCATCAACAATATCAAATAGGGGCGGTTGATTCAGCACGGTTTTTTGCTGGCCTACTTCCCATGTAGTACCATTGAACCAATAAGACTTTCCAACATTTAATGTGCCTTGTTTAACTAGCACAACGTCATTTAGCGTAGGTTCAGTTTCTAACACAAGGTGTAATTGACGACTCCCGGTATTAAGATGTAATACGTCAAGAAACTCTACTCTATAAATTTTATTTTTTACATAACTATCAATGTCAGCAGTAAACAACACTCGCTGACCTTGTACTAACGGCACTCCATCAACGTTGTACCCAAACGATCCTTCAATTGTAGAAAATACGTCAGGGGTGTATGTATCAATTAAATCAATGTCGGCAATTGTCTGTAGTCCAAAATTAAATAATTTTATGCCTGCTTCAAATTCAATAATTGGCCGGGTTGCTCGTGCCGTTTGGTCAAGTGACGGTATTTTATTATTAAATGCTGCACTAGTATTAACTACATCTTTATGGAACCAGCGATTATATCGACTCCACGGGTTTTTATCAAGACTTGCTCTGTTAATAACAATATAATCAGGTGTTCCGGCAAAGGCCGTAGCATCACTAAACGGCATATTATCAAAAGGAGTTGAATCAAATAAGATTGATTCAGATTGTGTATATGTGCTGATTAGTGCTAACTCAGATTGTTTGATTAAAATAATGGCCGTGCCTACACCTTCAACATAGTATTCGTCAGATGCGTATGACTCTGGAGTAACCCCGCCTATAAACTTTACTTTCATGCCGTTACTAAGAGCAGTACCGTCAGTTAAT